AGCCGGTCCATCATCTTTTGGTTGACTGTTATCAGTATTTTGGATATTGCCTTGAGCAGATTCCTCAAGATCATAGATTTTCATTTTTGCTCGGTCAATACCGACAAGGAATCGACGATAATAACCTAGATCACCCCACCGATTTTTGAGTTGTTTGATCATCAACTGACCCAGATTATCCAAATCCTCGGATGTAATTAAGCCGAAAATAGCATCAGCGGTATGAGTGATACCCATTGATTCAGAAGTATTGGTCAGATCAACATCAGAATTACCATAGCCATCTCGGTTGAACTGTGAACTGGTTACGATTGCACAATTAAATTCCATAGCCAAACCACGGATTTCCTCGGCAATTGATTTAACCAATGTATAAGAATTAGCCGCGGCTGCACCACGAACACGAGCAGATGCACAAATGTTGATATAGTCAACAAATACAACATCAGGCACAAAACCTTTTTTCATCTGAAGTTCGTTGAGTAGATGTCGGAAGTGACCTACGTGAGCAGAACCAGTTGGATATTCCTTGATTACAAGTTTACCAGGTGTTTTGCTCTTGTATCTGTTCATTCGTTTTTCAAATACATCACGTGGTGTGATGGATACCTCATCGAGAGTAATATCCATAATGTTGGCATCAATACGCCGGCCAACCTCCTCCTCAGCAAGTTCCATAGTAATATACAGAACATTTTTGCCATACATGAGATAATTTGCTGCCATATGACATTTGACCAATGATTTACCACCACCAGTTGTTGCCAACAGAACGGTCATTGATTTACGAGGTAAACCACCCTTGGTGATTTTATTCAACAGATCAATATCGAATGGGAGTCGCTCTTCTTTTTTGTGGTAATATTCATATCGTCCTTCATAATCCTCAAGGAAATCGTGACCCACGCTCTGGTCAAAGCTAATACCGAGAGAATCTGAAAGAATTTTTGGAATGGATCCTTTATCATTCTGTTTGTCCTCACCATCCAGGATCAGAATAGCCTTTCGGATGGAGTTGTAGAGATCCTTATCCTGGCAGAATTTTTCTGTCTCGTTGATAAGGAAATCAGTATTGGTATCAGCATCAACCTTGAGTTCGTCAACTGCTGACATTACGTTTTTGTAAGTTTCCTCGTTGAAATCCTTACGTTTGTCAAGTGACAACTTAAGAGCCTCCACTGAAGGAGGCTCTTTGTAATTTTCAACATAGTCACTGAATGTAGTGAATATTTTTTCGTGATAGGAATCATCAAAATACTCACCTTTAACATAGGGATATACCTTGCGATAATATTCCTCGTTAAAGATGAGATTGGATAAGATAGTTTTTTCTAGCATTTAGTCTTCGCCGTCATCAATAGTTACAAGTTCCTCAACATCCTCATCAATTTGGATATTGCCTCCGACCGAGAATGCATTTTTAACATAGGAAACAAAATCGGTCCTAGTAAATATCATATCCCAAAACTCAGAATTGTCAACTATATCTTTCGCACGAAGCAATTTTTCTGATAGAATTTCACCAGTCTTAGGGTCCACGGCTTCATACCAACCAACCTTTGGTTTGTGGATATAACCGCCTTTTTCAGCAACCTCCATAAGACCTGACCATGTTTTAATACCACCTTCCCACGACACAGTGATAGGAATTTTGGATTTTTCCTTGACGTGACGAGATTTCTCAATATTAATTACAAAGTGATAACCTTGAATCTCGGTACCAACCTTATCCTGTTGACGACCGATAATCCAAATTGTATCAGCAGAGTAATAGATACCCGTACCACCACCAACGATATCCTTAGGAAACAAACCAATTTCCTTGTAGGTATGGTTAACAGCAATCAATGGAATATCCTTGAGATTGAGGTGAGGTGTAACAATACGGAATAGAGATTTAAGAGCCTTGGCACGAGACATATCAGCAACTGATTTGCCATCCAGAGCATCCTCTACCTCTTTTTTGGATGCAAGGTTACCAATAGAATCAATAACAATAACTACCTTATCATCCTTTTCGATTTTATCAAGCTGTTGAGTAATATCGAATTTAAGTTCTTCCGCATTTGTTACTGGTGTATGAACCACACGGTCCATGTCTACACCAAATGATTCAAAATATGCTTGGGGTGTACCAAATTCTGAATCGTAGAAGAGCATTACTGCATCTTCATGTTTCTTTAAAAAGGCAGCCGCCATAACCAAGGCGAATGCAGATTTAAAGTGTTTGGATGGACCGGCAAGGACAAGAAGCCCTGGTGCCAAACCGCCATCCAGTCGGCCGGATAGAGCAACATTTACCATAGGGATGGGTGTTGGGCACATATCCTTTTTACCATAAACTTTGGACTCCGAGATTGGAGCCGTCATTTTAATGGTACTGTTTTTCACGAGTTTGTCTAAAAGACTCATACATTAACTCCCGTTCATAATTGCATAAAGCTTGTCTGCAAACGCATCAATCTTTTCGTGGCGATTGGGCCAATAGATATAATCCTTTTCAGGATTTGCCTTTAGATTATTGAGCAAAGGGGTAATCGCATTATAAATTAACTGAGCCTTTGCATCCGTAGCTTCAACCTGAGAACTTAATTGTTCTGCCTGTTGAGTTGCAGCACGGACTACTTCAAGTTCAGATTCATCAACTGCTGAAAAGCCAAAATCAAAATCTAAAATGTCGTCTGATACTGTTGACATGTTTTTCTCTCCGAATAGAAATGAGAGGGCTGAAGCCCTCCCATGTATTTACCTATATTAGGATCTAGCAAGTTCCTTAAAGATTGACAAATCGTCATCATCGTCATCGACCTGTGAAGTTTCCATAGGTGATGCTTGAACATTATTATCAGAGTATTCGGTAGTTTTACCACCAAGATTACTCAGATCAAGATCGTCATCCGTATCCTCATCCATACGGCTAGATGCCGTAGGTCCTGCACTATCATCAGTCAGGTCAAGAACACGATACAATTTTGTTTTGAGTTCAGAATATGATTTGAAGTTCTTCGGATCTAGCAATTCCTGGAGAGAATGCTCTTGTTTCCAAGTTGCTTCGAGTTTTTCATCGTCATCGAATAGGGCACTAGGTGCATCAGATTCTGATTTATCGTAGTTAGGATAACCTTCGAATTGACGGATTTTAAGACGGAAGTTTGCACCTTCCCATAGATCGAATGGGTTAACTGGTGCCTCGTCCTCAAACGATGGATTCATCAGATCGTTGAGTTTATCAAAGATCTTTTTGCCAAACTGGTAAAGGAATACCTTACCTTCGTTTTCTGGATTAGCAGAATCCTTTACAACCATAATGTTTGCCACATATTTTAGGCGGCGTTTTTGTTTGCGGGCAAGATCTTTATCTGATTCCAGACCAGAGTTCCACAATTTGGAATTATATTCGGATACCGGATCATCCTGACCAAGAGTAGTCAGAGAGTTCTCGATGTACCAAAGACCAGTTGGACCTTGGAAGCCGTGATCCCAAATACGTACGAATGGCATTTCCTCACCTTGGGGAGGTGGAAGGAAACGAATGATTGCAAAACCATTGCCGGCCTTATCACGGGTCGGTTTCCAGAATTTGCCCTCGTTCGGGTCGGAATAAGATTTTGTGGTGATTTTATCTAGTTGAGCGTTCAGTTTGTCGAGTGACGATGAACGATTCTTTTTAAGTGCGTCGAATGACATAGTCATATGCATTTCTCCTTATATAGCGTTGTATGTTTTCTAATATTGCGGTTTATATCTTCATTATAGGAATTGGTCTTTGACATATGTCTTGTACCTTTTCCAATCAAGATCCAAGAAAGGTTTATACTTCCTTGATTTTTTCATTATATCACGTGACACAATTTTGTCAACAATTTTTTGTTCCCAATAGGGAAAAATGTTAGCAAGGTGTGTCATAATGGTGAATGTTTCCAAGGATATTTTCTTTTGTAGCATCATAGTCATTATATGTGGGTGTTGCCCATCACGTACCACAAAGTTATCTTCGTATTCATCCAACATATTATTTATATCACTTTTGAAGATATATCCTAATGAGTCCATTCTTTTTTTCCAATTTATATAGCGGTTTTGGCCTTCCTCCTCTAGTATATCACGTACCCATATATCTGGCTTTTC